ACTCACATTCCTCGGATTGAGCCGGACTTGGTTACGTTGCTTGATGTAACACCTTCGCTACCCGAACCAAATACCAATTTTAGTGCCTTTCGACCATTTATGCGCGCTAAGGTGCGAGTCAATTTAGATATGATGATTGGTTCGAGTAGAATTATACACACATTGTCTGAGACGGCCCAAGGTTTGCGTGATGCGGTCAGTTCGGACCTGCAAGATTACGCAACAGTGGCTGAGCGATTAGAAGTGAATTCCCAAGTTGAACGTAAGGTGTCTAAGTATAGAGGTAGTGTTTCTGGCCTTGTTCGTAATTTTCAGAGGAGCTACTTGGACATGGTTAAGTATAATGCCATTTGGGATCGACGAGTTATTGAAGAATTTGGTGCTGAATCATGGAATGAGTTCAAACGAGTTTTAAATATGAGTGAAAATGATGAAATGATCACAATGCGGGGTTACGTCCGTTCACTTCATGAACATTTAAAGACACAAATTAAGATGAAAGGTTTAGATTCGGTTCTGAAAGGGAAAATTGATGATGATAATGCAGCAAAGACTGGACAACCAGTTGTTGCTTCTGCTAAAGTCATCAACTTATTATTCTCGCCTGTGTTTAGGTTTGCCATGAAAGCACTTTTATTTTCACTGAAACCAAACATTGTTTGGGCAGCAGGCAAAACCGAATTTGAACTTTGGGAAGAATGGAACAAGTTGTGTGATTGGAATATAGAGATTTTGATGAAAGATTACACACAAATGGATGCGAGCCATAATACATTTTCAAATAAATTGCTTGAAGCAGTTTGGTCCATCTTTTACCCTTATGCTTCTGACATTAAAGCGTTTTTTGATCACTCTACTTTTATCATTGTTCTTGCAAAAACTTTTGTTTACTTTCTCGAGTCGCAATTGGGGTCAGGCAGACCTGACACATTTGCTAGTAATACGTTGAAGCAATTGATTGATATGTGTATAGCGGGAATGGCTGGGCCTTATAGAGAAGAGTGGTTTGATCAGATGATTGTTATTATGTTAGGTGGAGATGATTCTTCCACCCAATCAAAGTCTCAGAATGTTTTTAATTGGAAAGAATTAGATAAGATATTGTATGCTCCAATTAAATCTAAAACTTCATTAGGTGTCATGGAGTTTTTCAATTGGATTTTCACACCTCG